ATAAAGTAAAAGCAGCTGAGTATTATGTTGATAGAGAATAATTAAAAAATAAATCAAAAGGGTTCATTATGTTAAAAACAATTATTAACGCACCATGGTTTAGATCTGGGTTAATCGGATTAGTAGGGGTTGCCCTATTATTTAAATCAGCCCCGCTTTATGCTGGTATTGCGTTTGGTATTGCGTTTAGAGAATTGTTAATACAGTTTTCTTCAAAGTAAGATTTTCATGAAAAGGGTATTCCCATATATAGTATTATTAAGTTCAATATCATTAGCAGCAACTGCAGGATATTATAGTATATTTGGTTTGAGTAAACTTTTTTCTGCACAATCAACTGCTGTGATTATTATGGCTTCGATTTTAGAAGGGTCAAAATTAATCACAGCATCTTACTTGCATAGATATTGGAAAAAGATATCTACATTAATAAAAGTATACTTAACAACTGCATTGGTTACGTTAATGTTAATTACGTCGTTAGGAATATACGGCTTCTTGGTTGCAGCTTATCAAGAAACAGCATATCAGTTAGAAACAACCGAACAAGAGGTTGCTATATTAGATATGAAACGCGATCGTGTATATACACAAATAAATACGATTCAAGCAGAGCAAAAAACATTGAATGCTAATATTTCTGAATTAACCAATGGAATATCAAATAATGTTATACAGTATACAAATGATGCTGGGCAAGTCATTACAACTACTAGTAGATCTACCAGAGAGGTATTAAAAGAGCAGTTGGCAGAATCGAAGGCTCGCCGAGACACTCTATCAAAGGTAGAATCTAAATTAAATGATTCGATAGCCAATATTGATATGTTGATATTGGAGTTACAAACCAATTCTGAGTTATCAGCAGAAATAGGACCACTAAAGTATGTTGCTAAAATAACGGGTCGGGATACTGATACTGTAATCAATTGGTTTATATTATTATTAATATTCGTATTCGATCCATTGGCTGTAATGTTATTGATTGGGGCTAATAAAGCTCTAGAAAATAACAATACAATTGATAAAGAAGAACCGGTTATAAAGGATGATGAGACTTATACGGAAGAACATCAAACCGAAGATAATGTATCAGAACATAATACTGATAATAATGAAAAACGTAAAATTTTAAGATCAGAATAATGAAAAAATCAAAAAATAAAACATTGCCGTGTAAGTACTGTAAAACTCCGGTTGAAAAATCATATGAGACAACCGTTTCTATTACATGTTGGAGATGTGCATCTAGATTAGCAGATGGAGAAAAATTGGAAATTTCCAAATAATTATCTATTTTATAAATAAAAATATATGTTAGAAGCAAATGAAATTAAAGAGAACTGGGAACAGTTCAGAAGATTAGTCAATAAATTATTTCCAGATCGAGCAGAGCAATTAAATGTAATGTATGATGAGTTAGAAAGCCGAATTGCATTAATGCCGGCTTCTAGTATGGCACATTTCCACAACGCATTTGCAGGCGGCTATATTGATCACGTTTTACGAGTAATGCAATGTACCAACCGAGTATATGAATCTTGGAAAGAGGCTGGTGCTGATATGTCTGGTTATACTCATACCGAATTAATGTTTGCTGCAATGCATCATGATCTAGGCAAAGTAGGTTTTCCAGGTGATGGTAATGAAGTTTATCAAGTAGAAACTTCGGATTGGCATCGTAAGAACATGGGTCGTTTATATAAACAAAATGAAAATATTCCATTTGCAATGGTTCCAGATCTATCATTATGGTTATTACATAACTATGGTGTAAAAATGACATGGAATGAATTTCAGGCAATTAAAATTCACGATGGTATGTATGATGATGGTAATAAACCATATTTTGTTGCTCGATCTGCTAAAGCTAAATTAAAAACAAATTTACCATATGTATTACACCATGGAGATCATATGGCTGCACAAATTGAATACGAGCGATGGAGAAACTACCAAAACAATACACCGGTACCAGTTTCACCTAAAAGCAAAGTTACTAAAAGTAATGGGTTAAAAAATTTAGCAGAAACTAATCCAGAGATTGCTACTTCGATTTCTGATATCTTTAAGGACTTTAATAAAGAAGAAAATTAAATTATGGTAGGATTAACAATAATAATATTAATTATATTAACGTCAGTTTCATTTTATTTTGCATATAGAGCTTATATATTAGCTGGTTTATTAGCAGATTTAGAAGAATATTATAATGAACTAGTTGATCAAAATACATATATGTATAGTAGAATAGAAGAAGCACATGAAAATCTAAAACGAATTGATAGATTAGGTGCATTTGATAGCGATGATGAAGCTGGGACAACATTTGAATTATTAAACGAAGTAACTAAAAATTTATACGATTTATATAATGGGGAGAAAGAAGAAAGCAAGTAATAGATATTGGACTAAAATTACAGAGTGTGCTATACAGGCATATAATCAATATGAAGATAATCCAGTTAAGCGAGAAAAAATTTACCGACGATTCCTGTTTCCACCGTTATTAAAATTAGCAGAAAACAGAATCAATCAAATGAAACCAGATTATATTGATAAGTCATTTGTAGATTTACAAACAGATTTAGTTACATATTTAACCGAACGTTTATATCGAATTAAACCAGGTAAAGGACGTGGGTTTTCATACTTTACGCGTACCTCGTGGAATTATTTAATTGCTGAAAATGATAAAGCATATCGTATGCTAAAACGAAAAGCGGATGAATATGACTTAGACGAAGATCGTAATATAATGGCTGAACGTCATAACTCCGCAGTACAAGAGTATATTAAATATTTTATGGATGAATATATCAATTATTGTTATAATAATTTAAATTATATATTCTCAAATTCTACCGATATACATGTAGCAGATTGTATTTTACATTTTTTTGAAAATCGTATTAATATTGAAGAATACAATAAAAAAGCATTGTATATATTAATTCGTGAACGTGCTGGACTCGATCCAAGTAAAACAAATAATTTAACGCGCGTTATGAAAGTTTTAAGAAGTATATACGAAGAAAAATTTAATGAATACAAAGAAACACAATTCATGAAATTACCTTTTTAATATTTATTAATAAAGGTTTGTTATGGATAAAGATGATCACGTATTTAAAACTACGACATTTTCAGATGTCATGTCTGATGTCTATCACAATTCAAAAAAGAAAGATAGGCAAATATCTAAACTTATCGAACAGTTACAACCATTAATCCGCAAAGCATCTGATGCGATGGTGATTGTACCGTTAATTAAAGAATACTTGGATATATCAGTAAAAAATGATGACCATTTAATTAAATTAGCGGCGATTATTCAACGTTATATCTCAACGAAACAGACTCTAGAAGGAAGTGATGGATTATTTAGCGATGATGAAAAAGAGCAATTATTAGAAATTGCAAAAAAATCATATGTTGAAGAATCTGAAGAAGTACTTGCTGATATTCAGAATGAAGAGGAAAAAATTCGAGAAAAGATTGAAGAAGCTAAAGATAAGTTAAAAGATAATGAAAACGGACGTTAAGTTAGCAGAAGTAGTAGACATCAATACTGATACAAATGTTATAGTTGTTAGAACTATTTCAGATAGCATTCCGCGTACATATGATTCAGTACGTCCTTTAGATTTAAATTCGCTTAAAGTTCCAGTAGTAGGAGAACATGTTACTATAATTAAAGGACTACGACAAGAATCAAATTTAAGTGTACGTAGATATGATTGGTATTATGTAACAACATATTCTATTCAATCAAACATAAATAATAATCTACTCCCGGGCGTAACAGCTGTTGCAAATTTACCAGTAACATTTAATGATACTCAGGTCGATAGTTTGCAACTATATCGTGGAGATATTGCATATCAGGGCAGATGGGGTAATACAATTCGATTAGGAAGTAGCGTCAGTGAATCTACATATTCATTTCGGCAAAATTGGACTAGTAAACAACAAAATAGTCCTATAATAATTATATCAAATAATACTGCTAATACTAAGGTAGAATCAGTTGATTCCGCAAATTCTTGTATTTGGTTAACTAGTGATCAGCAAGTTAATAATTTTACTACTAAT